ATTTTACCGTGATAAACGGGTTTATCCTCCTTCATCTCTGAAGCCGAAATGGAAGATTTCACTTCAGAACCAACCAACCACTACGTCCTTGGAAAGGGGTCTCATTTAGTTGACGCACTCCACCTTCGTCCCGCAAAGACAGGGTCAACCACTTCCGAAGACGTAATCCCTCTTCACTTCGAGGACCCCAACTTACGTGAAATCGCTAAGTATGGGGGGTACTCAACCTACAGCTCTAACTCTAACACTGATCCTCATGTTAGAGAGAGTCTAAAGCTATTCTCCCGAGACATCTACGAGGACATTCGTGGTTTCACTCGCCGCCCACAAGGTAACGTGGGTATGTACACTTCACTCATGAAGTTTGCAGGCGAGAAAAACACATTCTCCAGTCTCTCACCATCACAACAAGCCTCGATGCGCCGTTCTATCGGCAAAGCGAAAAAGGCATTCAAGTTGCCATACAAGCGTGAACCGCTTGATTGGCACGAGGTGGGTCAGTTCCTCAGGCGTGATACGTCTGCAGGTTCAACTTTCATGGGCGCCAAGAAAGGCGATTGCATGGAAGAGATCTACCATGAAGCACGATGGTTAGGACACAGAATGAAACAGAATGGTAGATCCAGTTTCAACCCATCGAAGATGCGGTTCCCTCCGTGTCTTGCAGGCCAGCGTGGCGGCATGTCAGAGATTGACGAGCCGAAAACGCGCCTGGTTTGGGTATTCCCAGCAGAGGTGTTGACGATCGAAGGTTTCTACGCTCCTTTGATGTATCGTGACTTTATGAACGATCCCAACTCACCTATGCTAAATGGAAAAAGTGCGCAACGCCTTTACACCGAATGGTGTTGCAAACTAAGGGAAGGGGAGACACTATACGGCATCGACTTTTCGTCTTTTGACACAAAAGTACCCGCGTGGCTTATTCGTGTTGCATTTGATATTCTGAGACAGAACATCAACTTCGAGACCTTCGAAGGAAAACCTGTTGACAAGGTTGATGCACAGAAGTGGCGAAACGTGTGGGATGGTATGGTGTGGTATTTCATTAACACTCCCATTCTTATGCCTGACGGACGTATGTTCCGTAAATACAGGGGTGTACCTTCCGGATCTTGGTGGACGCAGATGATCGACTCAGTAGTGAACCACATACTTATCGATTATCTGGCAGACTGCCAGGAAGTAGAGATCCGAAACCTGAGGGTTCTGGGCGACGACAGTGCGTTCAGAGGTAACGACCAGTTCGACCTGGAAGTTGCAAAAATAGACTGCTTGCCAACTGGAATGATTATCAAGCCCGAGAAGTGTGAACGAACTTTGAATCCATCAGAGTTCAAACTTCTCGGTACTAGGTATCGTGATGGTCGCGTACATCGTGACACCAGTGAGTGGTTCAAGCTAGCACTCTATCCAGAGTCCAGCGTGTATACGTTGGATATCTCATTCACCAGATTGGTGGGCCTGTGGATAGGCGGCGGCATGTGGGATAAAGTCTTTTGTGAATTCATGGACTTTTATCAAACAAGCTATCCTGTTCCTGACGAGGGGTGGTTCTCGAAGGATCAGAAACGATGGCTCGAAGTCGTCTTTTCAGGCAAAGCCCCCAGAGGCTGGACTACAAAACGTAGTCTATTCTGGCGTTCAATCTTCTATGCGTATGGCTAGGAGTGACTCTAACAGTAGAGTGAATCATATTTTCAGTGAAAACTGAGGTGTGTGACAAACCCGTTTACCG